AAGACATCAAACAAGGGCTTCTATTTACCGGAGCGCATGAGGGATGGTGCGCCTACCTTCCTCACTCCATACAAGAAGCCTGTACTGACGCACCATGACGATTTCAAGGACCCGATTGGACGCGTAGAAGCAGCGCGGTATGTGGATCTGTCACATCTGTATCCAGTGACTGACGAAGTGGTCCGCAAGCTAGCAACTGGTGGCCTTAAATATGGCGACGAGCTAAAAGCAGCAGTCCAGTACATTCTCAACAAATACGATAGGTCACCGACCTATCAAGGATTAGGCCTCATTGAGGTGATAGCCGAGATCACTGATCCAGAAGCTATCCAGAAGATTCTGGATAAACGCTATCTAACAGTGTCCACGGCACACACCTCGACTTCGGCCTACTGTTCTGTCTGTATGCAGAATTGGGTTGAGGATGGCTGGTGTGACCACGAGCCAGGTGGGGTCTACGAGGACGAACATTGCGTTCTTCTCCCCGGAGATCACATCTACAGCGAGATATCCTATGTCAACAAGCCTGCCGACAGGCACGCAGCTACCATTGATATTATCAACGATCCCAATATTGAACAGTTGCCTTTTAACAGAGGCTTCCAGGGAGATAAAATCGAGGATGCGCGTGAAGTTGATATGGGATTTTATTGTAAGGGCCCTGCGTGCATCTACGATCTGTCTAGCAAGGCACAGATCAGCCTGACAGACGCTGAAGGACCCCTAGAGGAGGTTATTCAATCAATGAGCGATAAAGCCAGAGAGCAGGAAGTACTTGATCTGCTGAAGGCTACCTTAGAAGATGCCTCCAAGGACCTGCCTACAGAGCTAGTAAAAGACAAAGAGACTATCTTACTGGCTCACTCGATGCTTACTACTTCTTGCTGTGACAAGGATGATGCGGAGTATTTTACATCCAAAGTCGAGCTTAGTAAAAAGCTGAGAGAAAAGGCTGGTGAGATGGGAATCGGAGACCTGGAAGACAACGAAGTTGAGCTGCAGGTCAAGGCTGATGAGGAAGCTGCAGCTGCCGCTGCTGCTGCCGATCAAGCCAAGAAAGAAGAGCCCAAAGAAGAGCCCGGAGAGAAAGATTGTCCTGAAGGCCAGAAGATGGTCAAAGGCAAGTGCGTTCCTGAGAAGGAAGAGAAGGGCGAAAAGAAAGGCTCCAAGTCCGACGACCAGACCGCCGGGGACGGGCAGGCTGGAGACAAGGTAGGTGGCAAAGATGCCGGCCAACAACTGCTCGACCTCACAGAGATCCTTGATACTGAGAAATCCTATACTCTGATGAAAGAGCACCTTGAAAAGGACAACTGCCTTAACAAGGAGACAATGGGACTTCTCAGGGCTTCCGACTTTGCTTACCCCAAGGATCGGGCTTTCCCAATGCATGACTGTGCGCACATTGATGCTGCATTAGCCGTGCTAGAAGGATATGAAGCTCCCGGGGTCAAGGATGCCATCGTCGACGCACTACAGAGAAAGAAACGTTCTATGAAGTGCCAGGAAGAACCGGAAGAATGTCCGGAAGGTCAAAAGATGGTAAAAGGCAAATGCGTACCTGAAGAGGAAGAAGAAGACATGGGTAAGATCCCTATGGATCAAATCAATGACTTCATCGACGCGTATGCTGCTGCCCTTCCCGGCGACGATGAACTGTTGGAAGTCACGGATGAGACCGAAGACCTGTTAGATGACAAAGATCAGGCCAAGAAACGTCCACAGGACAAACCCGGCGGATCTAACGTTGGTAAATATAAGACAGGTCCTTTCTGCGGTCCTGCTGGTGGCGCCCCCAAGGGCAGCTATCCAGTCAACACTGCAAAACGTGCCAAAGCTGCGTTAGCGTATGCAAGGCACGCACCTAATCCTGGTGGAATCAGAAAGTGTGTTTGCAGACACTACCCAAGCCTACCTTCCTGCAAGGGAGGAAGCAAGGATCTGAAGAATCTATACCAGAATGTGCTTGAGTTACTTGACAAGGGCACGTATGTTCTTGTAGTCAAGGACGGCGCAGTTGAGCTTCTTAACGGCTGTCCTGGATGTGTAGATCTACAGAAACAGTTGGATGCAAAGAGCGCACAGATCGAAGTCCAACAGGATCAGCTCACGGTATTTGGGGACGATTATCAAGTCCTCAGTGAAGAGAATGTACAGCTCACACAAGAGCTTAGTGACCGTCTCGCCGACCGCGCGGTAGAGCTTCGTATGTTGGGTGGTGAGTTGATCGAAGATCAAGAAGCTGCCCGGGATGAGTTTAAAACTCAGAACCTTACGGAGATGCGCGATGCCGTCGGCAGGCTCGAGGACGCTTTCGACTTTGAAAGTGCCGCTCTTAAGCTCAACGACGGAATGGCGAGAGAACCCGAGGGAACCGTAGGAGACCCAACCGTCCGTGTAGACGGAGAGGAAGATCGCGGCGAAGTTCCTAGCATGCAAGATGTCATGGCGGCATACAATAAAGTCCATGCTGTCATGGGTGTTAAGGCGGCCCGAGAGTTTCTCAATACCGTGAAGTCACGTTATGGCAAACACCTCGAGTTCAAAGACAATCACGAGGAGGATAACAAGTAATGTACCAACCTTACGTTGCCACTCACAAAAAGTGGGATCACGTGGGCAACCTGACTCCCAACGTGGAGATCTCAGAGGGCGTACGCCCAGCTGAGGAACTCAAACCAGCTGCTTACCTTAAGCTGGTAAGATTCGACAAGTATCTTGAAGATTACTTTGTTGTTTCTGCTGGTAAGGTGGTTGCCCTTGACGGGAACAACGACGTGGTTCCTGCGGGTCTGAGACTTCAGGCCACGAACTTTCTGGCACTATGGACTGCTGGTGTAGCATCCGGTGGTACTGTTACAGTACAGGATGTTCTCACTTACTGCCGCACCTCTGCCAACTGGGCTGGTGACAACTACACAGCTTACGACAGTATCGATCTGCAGCAAGGGATCATCGACATCAATGCTCCTGCCGTGTTGAACGCAGCTGGAGCGACCGTCGAGAATACTGAGCTTGTAGTTGAGTCGTTCTTCGATGTGACAATCGGTGGAATGGCTTACAACCTTGGCAACTTGACCGCCGGTCAACTTGCAGGTGCAAAAGCGTCAGTGACAGCAATCGACCAGAGTCTTAGTGTCAGTTACCCAATTGGGATTGCTCCGTTCAACTACTTTCGTTGGGCAGGAGGAGACGGATTTAACCCGGCTCAATACAATCTCCACAACTATAACATGCAGCACCAGGTAACAGTCCTTTGCGACTACTACATCGAGCTGCCTCGTATCGACGACAAGGGTGACATCGTATTTACCGGCCTAGCCGTTTTACACGATGCTTCGCTTGACCTAGCACCCGGAGATTTCCTAACATATGACGAAGACAGTGACATGGTTGCTGGCGGAAGCAGCTGTATGGATATCGTGGGACAAGCTTGGAAGATCGACACGAGCTTCCCGAAAGATTACCTGGACCGCGTACGCACAGCCTATAAAGGCCTGGGCGATCTGGACAAGATGCCTGGTTCAGCGAATGCTGGCTTGCCTGACAACGTCAGCTATGCTGGCGGTACAGCAGCCAAGGGCGTCGTACGTATTAACCTGATCAACCGATAAGGTTACACGGTAAGGAGGATCCATTTAACATGGAATTCAAGGATTTAGTAGCCTATGAGTTCGTCTGGCGCAATAACGGCAGAACGTTCGATGACAAGGAAATCACAATCCAAGACGCCATCAGCGTGCCGAACGCCGGAATGTTCCTCCCTAAAGTGATCTCCAATATTGTTAAAGAGGCTTCCGAACCTCTGTTGGTAGGTACATCACTGCTTCAGCGGATTGAATATCACGCTGGACAGACGATTACTTTCCCTGCGGTCGGTGCTCTTGTAGCTGCGGACATCGCTGAAGGTCAGGAATATCCAGAGCGCCAGCTCCAAATGGGCGGTGCAACCGTAACAGCAAGCATCGGGAAATCCGGTATTGCTGTTAAGGTAACCGATGAAATGCTTCGGTACTCTCAGTATGACGTCATTGGCATGCATCTGCGTGCCGCAGGGCGTGCGTTGGCTCGTCACAAAGAGCAGAAGATTTTCAACTACATCAACTCAATGGGTGTGGTCTGCTTTGACAACCAGAATCCAACCAACTCCCTGTTTGGCGTTACAACTGGACGTGCCTTAGACGGTAGTGGTAACGGCTCTGTGACCATGGATGATATCTTCGATGTATTCGGACAGATCATCACACAGGGCTGGATGCCCGATACTATCCTCATGCACCCACTTACCTGGGTGATGTGGGTAAAGGATCCGATCCTTAGGGCTTTCGCATTGTCAGCCGGTGGCGGAACCTATTTCGCATCATGGAAAGGTAATCCAGCCGGCCGTGCGCCATGGGACAACTCCAGCCAAGGTGGTCTCGGCTATTCCCCAGGACAGAATATTGTTCCTGGTGGCGCTGCTAGTGGTGCTACTCCAAGTGATCTCACAGAGTACGCACAAACTATCACTTCAGCTCCAGTTCTGCCGAGCTACTTCCCGATCCCGTTTAGGATCATCGTAAGTCCATTCGTGCCTTACGATCCGGCAACCAAGCGCACAGACATCATGGTCTTCGATAGTGCTAATCTCGGAGCTCATATCGTGGATGAAGATCCAGTGACTGAAGAGTTCGACGACCCAGCACGCGACATTCGAAAGATCAAGATCAGAGAGCGTTATGGAATCGCTATTCTGAACGAGGGTATGGCGATTGGAGTAATCCGCAATGCTTACGTACGTGACAACCATGTTGTTCTGCCAGCCAGAACTGTCATTGATGTCGCGGGCAGCATTGGCCTAATCGATCCAACGACACCGATCTAGTTCATATAGTTTGAGACCCCGGCTTCGGCCGGGGTCCCTTAAACTATAGGGAGACTGACGAACATGGAAGCGTTGGACCGGTATACGTTCGAGCAGTGGCAGGAGAGTAACCAAAAGTATCTTGATGCTAAGTTTGCTTCCGTATGTTCTAAACTTGATTCTATCAAGGCACAGAGGCTAGAAGACTGTGAGCACTGTGAAAAGTACCGTACGGAATGTAAAGGTAATCTCGAGCAACAGTTGAAAGAGATGAAAGATAGCAACAAGAAAGCGGTCAAACTCCTGGCTGCTGGTATAGTACTCTCTGTATTGGTATGTCTTTCAGCGACGGGAGTCATACCATTTGGCATTGTTTGGAAAGCTTTGACCAGCATGTTTAGCGTTGCTGGTTTATAACGCTCTGGGAGATAAACCATGGCACAGGATATGAGCAAAAAGAAGCTGCACGAAGACCTGCAGGCCATCGAGCCATCTCCTTACACTGGTAACGATTGGAGTAAGAAGAAGTTTAAGGAACGATTGGCCGCGGAAGGTGCAACTGTCACTGATGACTGGTCCAAGGACCGGATGATCAATGTCGAGCTCCCAGAGGCTATATCAGTTACGACTACTACCACAACTACTGCTTCTACTGTATCGACAACTTCTACAACGAAGACGACTGCAAGTACTGTCACTACTGCGACTACAGTCACGACAGCCACTACAGTAACTAGTACGTCTACTACGTCGACATCGTCTACAAGCTCTACAAGCACAACATCGACCACGTTGACATCTACAAGCTCTACGAGCACAACATCGACTACGTCGACAACTAGTTCAACTGCTACTACTGTAACTACTGCCACTACAGTGACTACGACGTCAACTACATCGACAACAAGCACTACGTCAAGCAGTACGTCATCTACCGCTAGTACAGTCAGTACAGCAAGCACTGTGAGTACGACGTCTACGACAAGTACAACAAGCAGTACTACTTCGTCTACCGCTAGTACGGCAAGTACGATAAGTACTACGTCGACAACCGTAAGCAGTACAACAACTACAACGACAGAACCACCGCCGTAATAGGTAGTAGGCTGGGAGTGTAACGATGGCACAAGATTTAAGCAAAAAGCAACTCCATGAGGCTTTGCAAGCTATTGAGCCTGTTCCTTACACCGGTAATGACTGGAGTAAGAAGAAGTTCAAAGAACGCCTAGCCGCGGAGGGAGCTACTCCTAGTGGCGATTACTCTAAGGATCACATGATCAATCAGCAATTACCAGAGGCTATCTCTGTTACAACTACATCAACTACCACAACGACTATGCCAGTTTGGCCATTTACAGTGCCTGGAGGGGATGGACCCCACGGTACACCGCTAGATCCGCTAGCACAAGCATGGATACCAGTACCTGGTGGCCCACCGTTTTTCTCTTTGGTGGGTAATTATTTCAGGACCCCTGTTGACTCTCAATATTTGACAGGTTTGCCAGGCTTAGCTCACGCATTTGTACTTGCACCAGTAACGATTCCTGGGGTGTATACTACTGCATTTATCACTTTGAGAATGCAAAGTGCAGTCCCCGGTGACGATATTGTTGCACTACTCTATGACGTTACGGGGGCTCCCTTGGTACCAGGTCCGGGAGGGCCGTTTGTTAATACTGGCCCTCTGATTGAGAATATTACGTTGCCCATTCCACTACTGGGACCAACCGCAGATGTGATAATCAGTGGCGGTGTAATCGACATGTTGTGCAATTTTGCAAACTCAGGCCCAATCGACATATTTGAAGTGACTGTTGAACTAGCGTAGAAAGAAGGTGATTGATGTCACGGCGATCTCTGGATTTGGATGGCTCGCATTTAGATAGAGTAAAGCCATTAGAGGTAGAAGTAGGTGAGTACCGTAGCTTTGAGGCCGCTCTTAAGAAGTTTAAGAAGATGGTCGAAAAAGAAGGTACCATCAAACAAGTTCTGGAGAGACGAGCGTTTAAGAAGAAGTCTCAAATCCGACATGAAAAAAGGAGACTTGCTAAACGCCGTGCAGAACTTGCCAGAGAACAAGAACGTCTCCGTCAAAGCAGACGAGGGCGTCGCAGATAAGAAAGGGTACATATGTTTCTTCGACTAACCGAGAAGTCACCATTCTGGTCTCTTGTGGATGAGAAGACTCGGAAACTTCTGGTACACTTGACATTCCAGAACCCCGGTCCACAGGAAGTGGATTTTGAAAGCCTTGCACCTCATCACCAGAAAATTGTGAAGCAGGGATTGGCTTTAGGGTTTATCGCGGAGGTTAAGAAAGAAGTTGCGCCGCCAAAACCCGAAGAAGAAGCGGCTGAAACACCGCCTCTAGTAGGCGATGAAGATCGCAGGGTTGCAAAGCAACTTATGACCGTGGAAGAGCTCTTAGATCAAGGAGTCCGTGGGATTAGAGATGAGCTTCGTGAGGCTCCTTATAATGCCGAATTTCTTACAAGAGCGATCTCTGCCGAGAAGGATGGAAACAACAGGATAACCGTTATCCAGGCTCTAGAGCAGAAGATCAATAAGCTTGGTGGCGCAGGTGCTGTAGAGGAATCAGAGAAAGAGGAAATAACCATTCAGCTAGCTTAAGAGGGCTAACAGAATGCCTTTTATATTAGTATCACCGAGCGAGGATGATTTCTCCTCTCAGCTAGATGGCGCGACAACTGCGTTTACGCTTAGTGCACACGCAGTTGCAGGTTCCCTGACGGTATATCTCAACGGCCTTCGACAGGCTCCCGGGGGAGAAGATTACACTGTGATCGACTCCAATCATTTTACAATGGTAGACGCTCCGGAAGCAGGAGAGGTACTCAGGGCTGTTTACATAGATCAAGAACTCGTGAGAGCTCAGATAGTTTCTGAAAGAGAAGCCGAGCCACCAAGGTACGTTCGTGTGGGTAGACGAGTTATACGTATGTTTGATTAGGGGGACGCACACATGGTTACACGACTAAAAGGTCGACAGATAGACTATCTGGGCGACACCCCGGCCTACCTGCAGGATATGAAGGTGGGTGAGGTCAGAGTAACGGAAGATGGCGTATATGCTCGTTACGGTCCCCAGATTAGAAAGTTAAGGTGGGATGAAACACCCATCTCCACGACAACTACAACCACGACGACTACTACATCGACGTTTTCAACTACGTCTTCGACAGCGTCAACTGCCACTACTGCAAGTACACTGTCTACTACGTCAACTACAGGTGTACCAGCTTCACCAGAGCCACCATTAGTGTGTGGTGTGCTTTATGAACCGTTCACTGGTACTGGCTTCGTACCTCCGAATCCTGCTCTCTGGATAGAGTTAGACGTTCCTGGAATTCTAGGGGTTGATAACAACCGCCTGGAAAAACGACTATATGCTGAACAGACAGAGGTACATATTCGTTCCATCTTTGATATCGCTGGTGGCGACTATGATTGTCAAGTAAAAATACATGTCGAAAGCGCCAATATCGATCCTGGGCTTGACAACGATCAGCACTATGAGTGGGTTCATAATACCGGCAAGAACAACTGGACGATTACCTTGAGTACCGATCTTGTAACTGGTATTTGGCAGATAGAAGGATTTCTTTCTGGCTTAGGTCCTGTACCGGTGTGGTCTCGTCCAGATTTGACTCCTCCATTTGACCTGTGGTTCAGACAAGCTAGAGTAGGCAACGTGCACAGTATATATGTCTGGAACCCCATACTGTCACAGTGGGAGTGGGATGGTAATCCGGCTGGGGTAGGTGCCGATCCAGGATTCAGCGCAACAATCGATAGTATTTCGCATAAATTCTGGGATGGTGAAGGTGCCGCTGGTCAGAACGCGTGGTTCGGATGGCTAGACGACTATTGCATCAACATAGGCACACTGATATAGAGTGTGAAAGATGCGGATGGTGTTGTGAGACTTGGACCGACTGTGATCTGGTCACTAGAGATCCAGAAACGGGTCTTGCGATTTGTCCGATCTATGACAAACGTCCAAAGGTATGTAGAGAGTTTATTTGTCAAAGACTATTGAGGAAGGTGGATACACAACAGGGGATTAGCACATGCCGTCAAGACCAAAGAGCAGACAGATCGACCTGAGTGGCGATATTCCTGCTTATCTTTCCGACATGAAAGATGGAGAAATCAGGGTTGCCCATGATGGTGTGTACGTACGGTATGGCCCACAAATAAGAAAGATACATCATGATGAGGTTTTTCTCTCTACCACGACTACTACGACATCTACTACGACTTCTACAACATCGACAAGTTCAACCTCATCTTCGACAGCGTCAACGGCAAGCACGGCTAGTACGATAAGTACTATTAGTACGACATCAACTACAACTAGTACCTCAAGCACCTCTAGTACTAGCTCATCGACGGCCAGTACCGCAAGTACAGTAAGTACAACTAGCTCGACGACTTCAACATCGAGCACAACCAGTACTACTAGCTCCACTTCATCTACGACGAGTACAACTAGTAGTACAAGCTCAACGAGCACAACATCGACTACAAGTAGCACTACGAGCACAACAAGTAGCTCA